AGAATTACAACTGAAATAGAAAGACAACAAGAAATCCAAATGGGTCAAGAAGATCCAAGGAATCTCATAGATGAAACTATTAGGTTAAACGAAACAACACGTGAGATGGTTTTAGCAACACAACAAAAAGCTTTAACAAACTTAGAAGAAATGGGTGTAACGGCATTACAAAAAGTTCAAGATGCAATGCCTAGTGTTGGCGAGATTACAAACAAAATAGGCGGTGTAGTTGATAATTTATTTGAAGCCGCTGGAAGAGCTGATAAATTATGGAACAGCGGCAATGGTATGATAGATTTTCCAAATCTTGCCACAATGCCCGTTGAAAATTTAACGGTAAACGAAACTTCTGGTGGAAAGATTGCTACCTTAGAAAAGCAAGAAGAAGCGGCAACTATGGTATCAAAAGCAACTGATGCACAAGATATTGCTTTCACAAAAGTTGAAGATGCAACTAACAAATTAGCTGATCTACAAGCAACTGCCGCACAAATGACAACAGACGGCTTTACCAAACAGGATCCACAGTTTGCTGGTATTCAATCTGACATAGAAAGAGTTAGAGGTGATTTAGCAAAAGCAAAAAGTGAACTACTACAAAAGCAAGCAGACTTGTATACTGCACAAAGAATAAGAGATGGACGTAGAACAGGTAATTATACACGAGGATTTGCCACAGGAGGTAATATTCCAGGCGGAAAATTTGGAGTTGTTGGTGAAGCTGGTCCAGAGTTTGTATCAGGTCCTGCTAATGTAATGAGTTCAAGGTCGAGTATGGGTGTGGTAAACAACATGATGAGAACTATTAGAAACGTAGAAAACCGTGTTCAAGAAGGTGGGTCTAATGGTCAAAATTCGATAAGTAGTAATATAACTGATAGTATGGTTAGTATGCTAGAAGGTAAACTAAATGAACAAAACATGATATTACAAAATTTATTACAAGTTGAAACTACTGCATCAGAAACAGGCAAACGCCAATACAAAGCAACTAGAGGGCTAAGTGGTAATATGCTAAAAGGAATAGGCGCATGAGCTGGAAGAAATTTTTTACGCCAGTACCAACTGGAAATAATGCAAACGGAAGTTATAGTCCGTTTAGTCAGCGGGGTGGCGCTGGTCCAGGACCTGCTTCAACTAACTATAGTTCCCATTTACCTGATGTATATGTGGGTTCGCCTAATCGTATTGAAAGATATAATCAATATAACACAATGGACAGTGATAGCGAAGTAAATGCGGCACTAGATATACTTGCTGAATTTTGTACACAAAAGGGTAAAGATAACGATACCCATTTCAATATTCAGTTTAAGAAAAGTTCTAATAATTCCGAGGTTCAAATACTTGGTCAATACCTAAAACAATGGTGTAAACTAAATCAATTTGATGTTAGAATGTTTAGAACAATTCGTAATGCTTTTAAATATGGAGATCAGTTTTTTATTAGAGATCCAGAAACACAAAAATTATTTCATGTTGATCCAAGCCAAGTCACAAAAATTATTGTAAATGAAAGTGACGGTAAAAAACCAGAACAGTACTGTGTAAAGAATTTAAATTTTGCATTTGAATCATTACAAGCAACTCCTTTAAATCAAACAAACAGTTATGGACCAGGTGGTACTAATGGCTATCAAACTGTAAGTCAACAGCAAGCAACAGGAACAGCAACACCTCCGGCAGGAACTAGCAGATGGCAAACTGGTGACGGAGAAACATACATAGATGCTAATCATATGGTTCATTTAAGTATGAGTGAAGGGTTAGATCAAAATTATCCATTTGGTAATAGTTTATTAGAAAGTATTTTTAAAGTATACAAACAAAAAGAATTACTTGAAGATGCTATAATTATTTACAGAGTGCAACGAGCACCTGAAAGAAGAGTATTCTACGTTGATGTGGGTAATATGCCCTCGCATCTTGCTATACAATTTGTTGAGCGTGTTAAAACGGAAATACATCAAAGAAGAATCCCATCCAAGACAGGTGGTGGCACAAATGTTATAGACTCATCATATAATCCACTGTCAATCAACGAAGACTACTTCTTTCCACAAACTGCTGAAGGCAGAGGATCTAAAGTTGAAACATTGCCAGGAGGCACTAATTTAGGAGAAATAGATGATCTCAGATATTTTACTAATAAACTTGTACGTGGCTTACGAATTCCTAGTTCATATCTCCCAACCGGGGCAGATGACGGTGCTAGCCAATACAATGACGGTAGAGTAGGCACAGCATATATTCAAGAATTAAGATTCAACAAATACTGTGAAAGACTTCAAGGAATGCTTGAAGAAGTATTTAATCTTGAATTTAAATTATATTTAAAAAATAAAGGTGTTAATGTAGATTATGCTATGTTTGATTTAGCAATGACACCTCCGCAAAACTTTGCGGCATATAGACAAGCCGAACTTGATAATAACCGCATCGGAACTTTTGGATCAATACAGGCTGTTCCTTTTATATCAAATAGGTTTGCATTGAAAAGATTCTTAGGAATGACAGATGAAGAGGTTGCAGAGAACGAGCGTCTGTGGAGAGAAGAGAACGAAGATCAAATGGTACCAGGTCAAGCCGAAGGCGGTGCCGCAATGGGTGCTCCTGCATTATCAGGTACTGGCCTTGGAGATGATCTAGGAGGACTAGAAGATGCATTAGCCGACGAAGGCGGCGATATAGGTGGTGGCGAAGCTCCTCCTCCTGAAACAACAACAGGAGATGACTTAGGAGGCGCACCAGCACCAGAACCTGACGCTCCTGCATAAATAATACTATGATACTAAAAGAACTTTTTTACTTTGATAAAGATAACCTAGAACCAATTGAAGACTTGACTTATAGTCCAAAAGACGATACAAGTGTTCAAATGGCTGACGATTCACGTAAATCAAGACTTACTTTCAAAGACATTAATAAAGCTCGTAAAGCACATGATAGTCATCAAAAAGAAACTACCAAAGAGTTAGATCTTGTTAAACAAATGTACGGAGCGGCGGCAATAGCGGCGGCTGGTGCAATTTAACAGGATGAAGAATGACACAAGAAAAGATTGCTTTTGTATTAGGAAACGGTGTTAGCCGTAAATCAATTGACCCTCATGCTTTAAAATTACATGGTAAAACATACGGCTGTAATGCGTTGTTTAGAACGTTTGCACCTGACTATCTAGTAGCTGTTGATACTAAAATGATAATGGAAATACAAAAAACATCATACAGTCATAAACACGAAGTTTGGAGTAATCCAAACAAATTAACTAAAGCTGATCCAAATTTAAAAATTTTTAATCCAAACAAAGGCTGGAGTAGTGGACCAACTGCTTTGTATATGGCAAGCATTCACGACAATGCAAGAATTTATATTTTAGGATTTGACTATGTAGGTGTAGGTAATAACCATGAATTAGTGAATAATATATATGCAGGAACAACAAACTATAAAAATCTTAATGATAGGGCTACATACCATGGAAATTGGCAAAGACAGACTGCACAATGTATAAATCAATTTGTAAGAACTAAATACATTAGAGTTATTGAAGAGGATAGTTACATACCGGATAATTTAGTAGACTGTAAAAATTTAAAACATATGTCAACCAGAATATTTTGTAAGACTTTTGGTATTAAACCTCTTAATTCTTAAAATACGGTGTTTTGACCCCATTTTAAGCGTATATTTCCCAAAAGGTGTAAATATAGTAGACAGCCTTGTAGAATTTAATTGAAAAGGAGAATAACATGACTGAGCGTAATAAATTTGAAGAAATGCTTGAGCATTTAGTCAATGAAGACAAAACAAAAGCAGAAGAGCTTTTCCACGAAATCGTGGTAGAAAAATCAAGAGATATATATGAAAATCTACTATCTGAAGAAGATGACGAAGTAGATGAAACTACTGATGAAGAAGTAGATGAAACTACTGATGAAGAAGTTGATGAAGCATCTGAAGATGATTTAGACGAAGCTACTGATGAAGAAGTTGATGAAGCAACTGATGACGAAGAAGTTGATGAAGCAACTGATGACGAAAAAGTAGATGAATTTATGGAGCCAACTATAGAAGCTGACCCTGTAGACGATATGCAAATGGATATTGAGATGCCAGACGCTGGTGACGACATGGAAATGGGCATGGACGGAGACGACATGGGTATGGACGCAGAAGGCGGAGAAGGCGACATTGAAGATCGTGTAATGGACCTAGAAGACGAGCTAGAGTCATTGAAGCAAGAATTTGAAGCAATGATGGATGGCGACATGGGTGACGAAGAAGCACCAGCTGATGATGAAGGTGACATGGGCGACGAAATGCCAATGGACATGGATTCAGAAGAAGGTGACGATGACGAAGCTGAAGAAGAAGCATTTGCATATGAAGCAACTGATGAAGAAGTTGACGAAGCAAATGACGAAGAAGTAGAAGAGTCAAAAGTTGCCAAGTCACACACAGAAGTGATGCGTGAATATACTGATAAAGTATCAGCATCAATGGGTGACAACGGTGCAAATGCAAAATCAGTAGTTGCTGGTTCAAATAACATGGGCGGAACATCTGCAAATATTGCAAAAGGTGGATCAGCTGATGAAAAAGGCACTGGTGCAACTGCTCCAAAACAAGATTCAGCAGGTAATGTAAACGTACCTGGTGGTAAGGCTTCAAAATCAATGAAGTCACAACCTGGACACGGCGCTGAAAAGAAGTCGAAGCCAGAGAACGCTGACAATAAAAAATCAACTATTGGAAGCTAAACGAGGACGACTAGATGAAAATACTTAATGAACATTTGAGTTTTGACCAAGCTAGAATTGTCGTTGAGTCTGCTAATGAAGGCAAAGACCTTTTTATGAAAGGTATTTGCATTCAAGGTGGAGTAAAGAACGCAAACCAGCGTGTATATCCAGTTAATGAAATTAGCAGGGCTGTCACCACACTCAACGAACAAATTAGTGGCGGCTACTCAGTGTTAGGAGAAGTTGATCATCCTGAAGGACTCAATATAAACTTAGATCGTGTGTGCCATATGGTTACAGAAATGTGGATGGATGGCCCAAACGGTTATGGGAAACTTAAAATTTTACCTACACCAATGGGAGGCCTAGTTAAAACAATGCTTGAAAGCGGAGTTAAACTAGGTGTCTCATCTCGCGGTTCAGGCGAGGTAGACGGTGGTGGTCAAGTTGAAGGATTTGAAATAATTACTGTGGACGTAGTGGCTCAGCCCTCCGCCCCTGGTGCGTATCCAACGCCAATTTACGAACATTTGATGAATGAAAGAGGCGGATACAAGGCATATTTAACTTCGAGAGAAGTCCAAGGCGACAAAAAGGCACAAAAATATTTAAAAGAGAGCTTATTAAACATAATAAGCAGACTCCATTAACGAGGAGAAATTAATGATAGATGCACTAAAATCACTCTTCGAAAATGACGCATTATCGGAAGAAGTACGTTCAGAGTTAGAAGAAGCATGGAACAAAAAGATTGATGAAAATCGTCTTGAAGTTACCTCAGAACTCCGTGAAGAATTTGCTAAAAAGTATGAACATGATAAGTCAACAATGGTGGAAGCTATTGATTCACTTGTTACGGAAAGACTAGCAGAAGAAATTAAGGAATTCTCAGAAGATCGTAAGCAACTGGCAGAAGCGAAAGCTAACTTTGCTGTTGCCCAACGTAAAAATGCAAATCTAATGAAAGCTTTTGTTACTGAGCAACTAGCTACAGAAATAAAAGAACTACATGGCGATCAAAAAGCAATGGCTGATAAGTTTGTTGCTCTAGAGGAGTTTGTAGTAGAATCACTTGCAAAAGAACTTGCAGAATTTTATGAAGATAAAAAAGACCTAGCTGAAACAAAAGTACGCTTAGTACGTGAAGCTAGAAACCATCTTGATACAGTTAAATCAAACTTTATTAAGAAAAGTGCAAACTTGGTATCAGATACTGTGGGAAGAACTCTTACTAAAGAAATTTCCTCACTCAAAGAAGATATCGAGAAGGCACGTGAAAATGATTTTGGCCGTAAATTATTCGAAGCATTTGCTAACGAATACTCTCACTCCTATCTAAACGAAAAGAGTGAAACTTCTAAACTTCTAAAAGTTGTAGATACTAAAAATCAACAACTTAGCGAAGCTAAAGTAGCGGCGGCCAAGGCAATAAACCTTGCGGAAAAGCAAGCTCATGAAAATAAAAAAATTAATGAGTCAATTGTACGCAAAGACAAAATCGATAATTTGGTTGCACCACTAAGTGTTGATCAAAAAGAAATTATGATGGATTTGTTAGAAAGTGTTCAAACAACTAGACTAACGTCACAGTTTGAAAAGTATCTACCGGCAGTTATCGACGGCAAGAGTCCAACTAAAAAGGCAAAAGTATTGGCAGAGGCAAAAGAAATTACAGGCAACAGAGAAAACCCAAAAACTGATATCTCAGCAAACGCAAGTAATATCATTGATATTAGACGTTTAGCTGGTTTAAACTAAGGAGATAACAATGTCAGAACTATTAGAAAGTCGCTGGCAAGAGACAAAAACAGCACTTCTTGAAGGCCTTTCAGGCACAAAGAAAGCAGTAATGTCGTCAACGCTAGAAAATACTCGTAAGTATTTGGCTGAGACAGCAACTGCAGGTGCAACCTCTGCCGGTAATATAGCGACACTTAACCGTGTGATCCTACCAGTGATCAGACGTGTTATGCCAACCGTTATTGCAAACGAAATCGTTGGTGTACAACCAATGACAGGTCCAGTGGGTCAAATCCACACACTAAGAGTACGGTACTCCGATACTGTTGGTTCTGGAGCCTCAGGCGCAGTAGCAGGTGAAGAAGCACTTTCACCATTTAAAATTGCGGAAGCATATTCCGGAAACGCCACATCAGGTAAAGCAGACGCAACTGCGGCACTTGAAGGTGAAGCCGGAAAAAGACTAAGCATTCAGATCTTAAAACAGACTGTTGAAGCTAAATCACGTAAGCTATCAGCACGATGGACTTTTGAATCTGCACAAGATGCTCAGTCACAGCATGGTATTGATGTAGAAGCCGAAATTATGGCGGCTCTTGCTCAAGAAATTACTGCTGAAATCGATCAGGAGATCTTAGGTTCTCTTGCTTCCCTAGCAGGTACAGGTACTGATACATACAATCAAGCAAGTGTATCCGGTACTGCAACTTTTGTTGGTGATGAGCACGCCGCTTTGGCTGTTCTCGTTAACAGAGCGGCAAACAGAATTGCTCAAAGAACACGAAGAGGCGCAGGTAACTGGGCTGTTGTGTCACCAGCAATCTTAACTGTACTACAAAGTGCAACAACCTCAGCGTTCGCAAGAACAACTGAAGGTACATTTGAAGCACCAACAAACACCAAAATGGTTGGTACACTTAACTCAGCAATGAAGATATATGTAAACACATATGCGGCTGACGACGATGTACTTGTTGGTTACAAAGGTACAAGCGAATCAGACGCCGCGGCATTCTATTGCCCATACATCCCGTTGATGTCAAGTGGCGTTGTGCTTGATCCAACATCATTCGAGCCAGTCGTATCATTTATGACTCGTTACGGATATGTTGAATTGTCAAACACAGCTTCGTCTCTTGGTAATGCGGCTGACTACTTGGAAAAAGTAGAAGTCAATACAAGCAACCTTGCTTTCAGCTAATATTATTAGCGATACTATTAAAAAGGCCCTTCCGGGGGCCTTTTTTTATGAGTAAATAAATGATGCAAACAGGCTTATCAGGATACTGGCATACACATAATCTATGGATAACATGGAGCCCTAAATGTGGGTTAACCACAATGAATCATCTATACACAGATTATAAAAAATTACATAAGAAAAATTATAATTGTAATG